TCTTTGGCTAATCCAGGGCGTCGCACGGGACGGAGTCCCAAAAGCACGAGGCGGAAGCCTTAAAAGGAAGTAGAAAATGAAGCTGAAGACTGTAACTGTTGGCGATAAGACTTACGCTGAACTCTCGTCTGAGGGTTTTCCCGTCTATATCCATGGCGATGGAAAAGAGGTGGGGTTTGATGCCCCGTCTGCGGTGGCCAAGATTTCTTCGCTGAATGGCGAAGCAATGGGCCATCGAACCGCCAAGGAGACTCTTGAGGCAAAGCTTAGGGCCTTTGAAGGTATCGAAGATGCCGAGGCTGCCAAGCAAGCCTTGGAGACGGTCAAGAACATCAAGGATGGTGAGTTGATCGCCGCAGGAAAGGTGGCTGAAATCAAGGAGGCGGCACGTCTTGCAGCTGAAGAGCGGGTGGCTCAGGCAAACAAGGCGAACTCTGAAGCCTTGGCTGCAGTAACCAAGGAACGCGATGATGTTCGCAACACCTACCACCGTGAACTGATTTCTGGCGGTTTCTCTCGATCTAAGTTTATTGCTGAAAAGGGTTCGGTGCCCGCCGACATCTTTGAAGCCAGGTTTTCCAACCAGTTCAAGATCGAGAACAACAAGGTTATCGGTTATGATACCACCGGGAACCAAATTTACTCCCTCACTCGACCAGGTGAAGTGGCCGAGTTTGAGGAAGCTCTTGAAATCATGGTCGATAAGTATCCATACCGGGCTTCCTTGCTGAAGGGCACTGGCGGCGGTGGCGGTGGCCAGGGTGGTAAGGGTGGTGGCGGCTTGGGGGACAAGACACTTTCCCGCAAGGAATTTGATGCATTGCATCCGCTTGAACAGAACAAGCGTATGCGTGAAGGCTATAAGGTGGTTGACGCAGCCGCCTGATAGTTGGAGTGAGTGGAAGTACCTGCCGCAACCTGGATGGGGCGCGGTGCACGGGGTGGATGCCCCATCCAGAAATTGAAACTTTAACAAAGCGACAGGAGCCTTAAATGGCAAATACCCTTACTGCGATCATCCCGTCAATCTATGCCGGGCTTGATCAAGTTGCACGTGAAATGATCGGTTTTATCCCGTTCGTTCAGCGTAACTCTACCGTCGAGCGTGCAGCTGTCGGTGTTTCCGTCACTGTACCGGTTGTGCCGGCCGCATCTGGCGGTAACGTTACCCCGGCCTCGACGCCGCCGGATGACGGTGACATGACTCTCGGCAGCATCACGCTGTCGATCACCAAGTCCAAGTACTCGCCGGTCCGTTGGAACGGTGAAGAGCAGCTGGCGGTTGGTCCGTCTGGCATGTACAACAAGGTTCTGGCCGACCAGTTTGCCCAGGCCTTCCGTTGGCTTGCCAACCAGGTCGAAGTGGACCTGTGGACTACGGCCTATCAGAATGCTTCGCGTGCTTATGGCACTGCGGGCACTGCGCCGTTCGGAACTGCAGCGGACTTCTCCGACTTTGCTGGTGTCAACCGTATCCTTGATGAAAACGGTGCCCCTCAGACTGGGCGCGCATTGGTCGTGGGTTCGGCGGCAAGGTTCAACCTTGAGGCCAAGCAGTCAATTCTGTTCAAGGCCAATGAGGCTGCAACTGATGAGTTCCTCCGCCAGCGTCGTCTGACTGAGGTCATGGGCTTTGGCCTGGGTTGGTCGGCGGGTGTTGGCACCCACACCAAGGGTACCGGCTCTGGCTACCTGGTCAATACCTCCGGCGGTGAGGCTGTTGGTCAGACTACCATCACTACGGACACTGGCACCGGCACCATTCTTGCCGGCGATGTGGTGACTTTTGCCGGTGACACCAATAAGTACGTCAACGGCACTGCCCTGTCTGGCGGCGCCTTTGTCCTCAACAACCCTGGTTTGCGTGCTGCGGCGGCTGATGATACCGCGATCACTGTTGGCAACAGCTATACCGCCAACATTGCCTTCCAGGAATCGGCACTTGTGCTTGCTGCACGTGCGCCGGCACTTCCGACCGGTGGTGACTCGGCAGATGACCGTTTGTTCGTCACTGACCCAGTCTCTGGCATCTCTTTTGAGGTGTCGTTGTACCGTGAGTATCGTCGTATTCGCTACGAGGTGGCCCTGGCTTGGGGCACCGGCGCAGTGAAGGACGACTTCATTGCCACCCTGCTGGGCTAAGTTTACCTTGGCGTGAGTGACTAAGTGGTGGGGCCTTTGGCCCCACTGCCATCTGAGGGGTGGATCAACATCTAAATCAGGAGAACTAACAAATGTCTGACATCGAGACCGTCAAGGTCAAGGCAGAGACTGGAAATGCCATCATCAACCTCTCGGACTATGACCCCAACAAGCACGAGCTTGTGGATGATGAGAGCAAGGCAAAGGTTGCAGCTCGTGACAATCCTCAGAACCCTGATGCAGTCAAGGCTGCTAAGGAGGCCGAGGAGCATCGAATTGCTGAAGCAAATCGTGGTCAAATTGATGGCAACGCCAGCAGGCCTCAGGCTAATGCCTCAGGTACCTTCGATGAGCCAACGCCGACTGACGTTCGCTTCCCGAACAAGAATACTACAGAGTTTGAATCCAACCACGGCGCCCAGGTTGGGAAGTCTGCGGCGGGTCTCCGTGAGGAGCTCGGCATGGAGCAGAAGCCCGGTGGCCTTCATCCCGAGGTGAAGGAGAAGGTAGACGAGGCCGAGAAGGTCATGAAGTCTGCCATGGCTGAGGCTGCGAAGCCTGAGAGTGAGTTGCCCAAGCCTGGTGAAGAGGTCAAGGATGAGGCTGTCGAAATCCCTGATGATTGGCAGTCGATGCATTGGCGCAGTCAAGTAGCGCTTGCTGAGAAGATCACCGGCAAGTCGGGGCTCAATGCCGCTGAGGCTCGTCAGGCCATCGAGGATGAGTCCGACCGCCGCAAGGCTGAAGAGGCTTCTGAGTAATTTACGTCGATGGGGGACCTTATTCAACTGCCACCTCGGGAAACCGAGGTGGTGGTTCGACGCTGTAAGTGTGGCTGCGTATCTTTCATGGTACGTTCTGACCTTAAGTTAGAATGTGCGTCATGCGGCACCTTGTGTGATCCTATGGATCATACTTGGACGGTTTGCATGAGTCCGGAAAAATTCGAAGTAGTCCTTGACCCACCCAGCCATAGGACAGTTATCTGGCCAGGTGAAATGGCTCTTAAGCGATTGCTTAAATATGGTTTGACGATTTCTGAGAAACTTGTCTGCGTAGCCTTGGTTACTGATAGTGGTCTTGTCCGAATGTGGTCGCCGACCATTTCCGGAGAGGACCAAAAGTCCTGGCTTCGTCGAAGACTTGACGATGTTTATGAGCTGGCAACTAAGGAGTCGGTAAATGGCTGACTATTATGGGTCTGTTGCCGCTGCAGATACTTATCATAGCGACCGTGGAAATTCAGCTTGGACAGGCACGAATAGTGTTAAGATTGCTGCCTTAATTCGAGCTACAATGTATATTGACGCGACCTATAAGCTCAGATTTATTGGTTATCGCACTAATCGTCGTGATCAAGACCTTGAATGGCCACGTGCTGATGCCTATGATGAAATTAATGGGCAAACTATCCCAAGTGACGAAGTTCCTATTGAAGTGGAATATGCCACATATGAGGGAGCTTTGCGTGAACTGGTATCGCCAGGTTCACTTAACCCTGATGTAACCTTTGGAAAAATCAAGGAGGAAGTTTCTATCTATCAGGCGGTATCGGTTAAGTATGCTAAGTCTAACTCTGCACTCGACCAAAAACCTATTATTGGGATCATTGAGGGTCTTCTTGCCAATGTTTTAAAGCAGACTGTCTATGGCGGACTGTTTGCTAAGTCTGTTCGAGGATAAGTTATGAGTTTCTATTCCGAGATGGCTCAAGTCGTGACGGACATCTTGTCCGATGTTGACTTCAAGCAAGGCTCGGTTTATCTTGTTCGAGTTACTAAAGCTGCGGCCAACATTGCCACGCCCTGGATACCTGGGACTGAAAGTACTTCCTTCATTGAACTTGACTCAGTTACGCGTCGGGTGGATCAAAAGTACGTAGACGGAGTTGAAATTTTGGCAACTGATGATGCAGTCACGTTCGCAGTGCCTAATGTTGAGCCGTCTAATCTTGACCGTATCCAGAAGGATGGAATTCTCTTTAACATTAAGCGATTGATCCGTATTCCAGATGCTGGTACGCCGGTCGCTTACATGGCAATAATTGGGACGGGGCCCAATAAATAATGCCGGGATTTGCTGCCTCAGTACGGCGATTTGCCGACAAGTCAAAGCGGAAATTAACTGAGGTACTTCAGCAGTCAGTAATTGAGCTTGTTCGGGAAATGCAGACAACCAAGGCTATGGGCGGGAACATGCCTATGGATACTGGTTATTTGCGCGCTAGCATTAAATTTTCTACGTCAGTTATGCCTCAGCCTCAAGCTGGTTCTAGGCCTGTTGCAGGTGGAGCATACTCTTATGCTGATGGCGAAGTTGTCTCATTTGCTAGTGGATTAAGGTATGGTCAGACTGTCTTTATTGGATATACTGCAGAGTACTCAGCCATTCAAGAATATCATAATGGTTTTGTGAAACTTGCAGCTCAAAATTGGGGTGCTATTGTTAGTCGTGTAGCTGAAAGGCTCAGGGTTCAATGAGCGTTGCGGCTAAAACTAAGCAAATTGAGGAAGCTTTACTTTATAGGCTGAGTCAACTTTCTTCGCCGCCTTCAATCGCTTGGCCAGACACTCACTTTACTCCGGTTGTTGGCACTCCGTATCTTGAACCAAGTCTAGTGCCTAATCGTTCCGATTTT